GCACATGAATGCTGGTCTATATAATGAAGACGGCAACATTTGTGTTCATAATAGACATATTTTTGAAGCAAACGGATGTAAGTTTGCACCCGTAGAAGTTGCATCTAAATTCTCCAGGGAAGAAACCTTGCCAGATAGCGAGAAGGAAACCTTTGGATTTCATTATCATTTTCAAGAGATCAGATGAAGGCAAACATATTCCCATTATGGTGGAACCCTTGGGGCGAAAAGGGACTTGATTTAGGAAACACTAGAGTTAGTATTTCAATCGATAACTTGTCGTTTGATAAAGATGCAGACTATAGAATTCTATTCCTTGCAGAACCATATGCTATTGCACCTACTGTAAATGAAGGTGCTCTAAGAAATGCTAATTCCTTTGATAGGATTTATACGTTTGGACAAGCAATCTTAGATAAGTATAAAACTGCGGAACTATTCCCTTGGGGATCTTCGTGGTTAGACTTCAAGGATTTGAAAGTCAATAAAAAATCACACATTACTTTTGTCACTAGTAGTAAAAGTCAAGCACCAGGACATGAACTGAGACTAGCAATTCATGATGCACTTGCTAATCTAGATGAAGTCAATGGATTAGAAATCTATCAGCATAAGTCTCCACCGTTCCATGAACGACGGAATGATTTCTTTGAAACTGCAATGTTTCATATCGCAGCAGAAAATTCTCAGCAAAGGAATTACTTCACTGAGAAAATCATTGACTGTTTTGCTAGCAAAACTATTCCCATCTATTACGGTTGTCCAAACATCGGTGACTGGTTCAATATGGATGGTATCATTACTTTCAATGATATCAAGGATTTAGAAAATATCTTTGACTATATTGATGAAGACTATTATAATAGTAGACAAGCAGCTATTGAAGAAAACTATGAGATTGCCAAACAGTTTCATGGTGTCAACGATGTTGTGCCAAGACTAACCAGACAAATTATTCAGGACGTGAAAAACAATGCCACTCAACGGATCTAATCAGACAAACTATATTGAGAAAGACTATGATTTTCTTCGGGTCAAACCTGAGGGAATGAAAGATCTAAAGAAAAATTATTCTCAAGTTTGGCAAGACATCTTTGCTCTTGTTGTCAATGATGCTAAGCAAGATGGAACTTTCATTGAGGTTGGTGGATCACAACCTTGTATTGGCAACAATACCTGGTTACTTGAAGAGCAGTATGGATGGAAAGGATTTTCTATTGAATTAGAAAAGGAATTCTGTGATATGTGGACACCTGGACTTAGACCTAGAACACAGATTTTCTGCACTGATGCATTAGAGTTTGATTATGTTGAAGCAGTAGATACTCTTGGTTTGCCAAGACATATGGATTATCTTTCATTTGATCTTGAACCACCTGCTATTACATTAGAAGCACTAAAGAAATTTCCTTTAGATAAGTTATCGTTCAATGCTGTTACCTATGAGCATGATGCTTATCGTGGATGGGGAGACATCTATGCTCATCGTGAAATTTTTGCCAAGCATGGTTACGATCTTGTTGGTGAAAATCTAAGAAATACTGGATGTACTATGGAAGAATGGTTCATTCATGAAAGTGTAGATAAAGAAATTCGTGATGCCTTGCGTCATGGTAACTGTGAAGCATATCAACTTCTTCTAGATCTATGAGGGTAAGTTTTTGTATTCCGTGCTATGAAAGTCACGGTAAAGCGAAGCAGTATTTGTTTGAAATCTTTCATGCACTAACCCAACAAACTTGTAAAGATTTCAATGTATGGATTTCAGATCAAAGTCAAACTAATGATGACGTTCTGGAAGCTTGTCAAGAGTATGCGGATCTGTTTGAGATTAATTATTTGAAAAATGATCATTCTTTAGGGAATATATCTGCCAATACTAACTGTGCTCTTGGACACGCTGATGGAGAAATTCTAAAAGTCATGTTCCAAGATGATTTTATTCTGACTAAAACATTAGTAGAAGAGCTTGACAAAGCATTTCAAAATGATGTATTATGGGCAGTAACTGGGTTTGCACATACTATTGATAATGGACAAACACATTACAATCCAAAACTACCACAATATAATGATCACCTTTTAGAAGGAGTGAACACTTTAAGTTCCCCTTCTATTCTTGCTATACGAAATGGTCTCAACGAATTTTTCGATGAGAAACTTACCATGCTTATGGATTGTGACATGTACTATCGTCTATATAAATATCACGGTAATCCAGCAGTTCTCACAGATTTTCATATTTCTAATAGAGAACATAAAAACCAAACACAAAGATTGCAAGAGCATCTTTTACCATCAGAAATTAAGTATTTAAAGGAGAAGTATAAATGATCGGCTTTAATCATTTAGGTCGTCACGGACGCCTAGGAAATCAGATGTTCCAGTATGCTGCACTTCGTGGCATTGCTGCACATCGTGGTCTTGATTTTGCTATTCCCCCTAGCGATTTTAAAGACCCTTGGACAGACCATCAACTATTTGAAGCGTTCAAATTAACTGGTCTAACAAATATCACTGAAGTTCCTGGACCATATGTTGAGGAAAAGCACTTCAAATTTGATCAGGAACTATTCGATACTGTACCTGACGGACATAATATTTTTGGATATTTCCAAACGGAAAAATACTTCAAGCATATTGAAAAAGAAATTCGTGAAGATTTTCAATTTAAGAATGATATTTACGAACCTTGTAAAGAATTTATTGATCAGTTTGAAAATCCGATTGCAATCCACATTCGTCGTGGAGATTATCTACAAAATAAAGAAAATCATCCTTTCTGCACAAAACAATATTACTTTGATGCGCTAGAGAACTTTGATCCTGTTCGCCCAATTCTCGTTTTCTCTGATGATGTTGAATGGTGTAAGGCTGGACTTGATGGATTGGATAGATTCCATATCTCTGAGGGTGGAGATAATATTGCAGACTTGTGTATGATGTCATTGTGCAATGACTTTGTTATTGCTAACTCTTCGTTCTCTTGGTGGGGAGCTTGGCTATCTACAAATAAGAAGAAGCGTGTTTATGCACCTAAACGTTGGTTTGGTACTACGGGTTATACTGCAAAACACGATACTTGTGATCTGTATTGTCCTGGTTGGAAAGTTATTTGATGAAAGAACTTGAAGTTTTAGAGCAAGAATATGTTTCCTTGAGAGATGCAACATTTCTCATTCCTTTGAGAATTGAAACCGATGATAGAATGCGTAATATCATCACTTCTCTAATATACTTGCTCCGTAATTTTGATACCACTGTTATTGTAAAAGAATATGATAGTGTATCTACATTTGAACAGTCTGTCTTACCTCAGTTAGAGCAAGCACTAACTGAGGACCAATTAAAAAATCTTATTCATGTCTTTGAAAAGACTGATGAGTATATTTTTCATAGGACAAGATTAATTAATGATATGGTAATGATGGCTGAAACGCCTATCGTTGTCAATTATGATAGTGATATTATTTTACCAAAGCATGTATATGTACAAGCTGTAGATCTAATCTTGAACGGATATAAAAATCCAGATTTTTCTGCTTCAGAACCTGAACCAGTTCGTGTAGTGTATCCTTATGGTTATGGAGAATATCAACGTCAAGTGTTCTTTGATGATGAACAAGCAAGTAATTTTGTTAACTCTAACTTCAATTTCTTAGCATTCACAAATACAAGATCTTGGGACGCCAAGTTTGGATTCTGTCAGTTCTTTGATAAGGAGGAATACATTCGCTTGGGTTTAGAAAATGAAAACTTCGTTTCTTACGGGTATGAAGATGATGAACGTTATAATCGTTTCAATCAACTATCTCACGTAGTAAGAATTGATGATGCTGTCTACCACTTAGAGCATAAAAGAACATCTAATTCTTGGTTCAATAATCCACATATTGAAGAGAATAGAAGTTTGTATGAAATGTTAGCGAGGATGTCAGCTGAAAGTATTCTAAGGTATTATAGAAATCAACCATACTTACAAAAAAGGGGAATTATTCGCGGAAAGAAAGTTAGTGGATAAAAATAAGTCTTCATATAAATTGAAAGAATTTCCTAAGTGTTTATGGATTAACCTTGATCGATATCCAGAGCGTAGGAAATATATGGAAGATCAATTTTCTTATTGGGAAATTGAAGATCATTATCGTATAGCAGGCATTGATGGTAAGGAAGACGATCCTACATCCTATCTAAAAGGAACTATCCCTCATAACATGAATCAAGGTGAAATTGCCTGCGTTCTTTCCCACTTAAATGCAATTAAATACTTTTTACTTGAGACTGATCTTCCTGAAATCATGATCATGGAAGATGATGTAGATCTTTCCACAGCTAAGTATTGGAACTTTACTTGGAAAGAAGTTAGGAAAAGACTACCTATTAACTTTGATACCTGTCAGTTTACAATCATCAATCCTAATGGTATAACTTTAAAGTTACATCATAGATTTATCAACGATTTTTCTGCTGCATGTTATCTAATTACTAGACATCATGCAGAAAAGATTTTCAAACTTCATAATAGAGGATCTGCCTGGAAGATTGATCAAAACATTAAACCAAGAGCAGTATCAGAAGACCTAATTCTTGATAGTGGAAAAGGATATTCTACACCATTATTCAATTATAGACTTGATCTCGGATCTGCAATTCATGAGGAGCATATTGATATCTTCCATAAGGATAGTCGAAATGCACTTGCAGAATTTTGGCAACATCAAGGACCAGATCAAAGTGTAGATCAAATTATGGAACTTGATGAATATTGTGGTAGAATTCCTCCACAGGTTTATTTAAATCAACAACAATGAAACTTGTAGATCATATTGGCATTTTTGAAAATGCTGTTCCAGATGATATGTGCGATTGCATTATTGCTGCATTTGGAAATTGGACCTCAAAAAAATTTCTTCCTGAAGTTGATCAATGGATTGCTTCTGGAGAAGAACAATTTCCTGATGGTGATCTGAGTAGAAAAGATGAACAATTATATCTTGAATCTGTTGATCTAAAGTTAGCAATGCAATTGAATACGTTTATTGGACATTGCTTTGAGCAATATGCAAAGCATTATTCTGGTATTGTTCAAGATAGCGATCCTGTATCTTCGTGGACAACTAAAGTTCAGAAGACTGTAGCAGGTGGTGGTTATCATAAATGGCATTGTGAAAACGGTGTCTTTATGTATCGTGATCGTGTACTAACTTGGATGGCATATCTAAATGATATTCCACCAGAGAACGGAGGTTCTACAGAATTTTTATATCAGAAGTTAGCACTACATCCTAAAAAAGGAACTGTAGTTCTTTGGCCAGCTGCATATACTCATATGCATCGTGGGGGATTTTTGACTGGACCTATCGATAAATACATTGCAACAGGATGGTTTCTTAGAGAACCAGGAAACGTTAGTAATAAGGTATTGTCTCAGTTGTGATTATATACACATGCATTACTGATGGGTATGATAGAATTTCTGATGAGAACTATTATGATCCAGACATCAGATACGTTTGTTTCTATGATGGAGAACTGGAAAAACGTGGTCCTTGGGAATTTATCAAACTTAATTTAGAAATTGAGTGTCCTGTAAGAAGATCATATCATCCAAAGCATCTCCCACATCTTTATTTTGATGAGGGAGAATTAACTGTATGGGTGGATGGATGTTATACTTTAACAAAAGAATTCACCGACTTTTCTAAAAAAGTATTTTTTGATCATGATTTTTGTTTGCAAAAACATCCTGATCAGAGATCTTTATTGGCTGAGTTTTCTAAGCTTTATTTCAATGGATTTTCTACTGCAAAAGAAATCCTTGATATGGCAAGAAAAATTAAGGAAACTGGATATACTTTATTAGATTATAAACAAACTATAAACTGTGCTATTTGGAGAAAAATATGTCCGCATGTAAATGCATGGAGCGATTTGTGGCGTGAATGGTATGATGCTGGAGTAAATAGAGATCAAATCTCCAGTTCTATTGCAGAGTTTTTAATTTCAAAAAAGTATAAGTCACCGCTTAAATACATCATCAATAAAGTTGATCCGAAGTTAGACTTTAAACTTAGTACAACTAGAGAAAAAAAATATGAAGATGCATATATTCTAAGCGATGTTCCTAATCTAAAAGAAAGGATATCTTTATTAGATCAGTTGAGAGAAATATTTGAAGAGCCTGTGGATACATTTACAGTAAATCGTATGTATGCATGTGTTAGATACACTCCATTTGAATTGAATAATTATGTTGAAAAGAAAGACATGGTTGTTTATACATGCATTACTAATGCATATGATGAATTCGTACCAATCAATTATTATGATCCAGATGTAAGATATGTTTGTTTCCATGATGGAACAATTGATACTACAGTTGGACCATGGGAATATATTGATATACGAGACTATCATCAAGAAGAATGTCCTCGTAGGCTATCATTCTTTCCTAAAGCAAATCCACACATATGGTTTCCAAATGGTACAAATACTATTTGGATTGATGGATGTTATCAGCACACCCGAGAGTTTATTAATAGAAGTAGAGGATGTTTTCCATTTACAATGCTAAGACATGCTTCAAGATTTTCTTACTTTGATGAAATGCTTGAAGGATTTACTTGTGCATTTTTCACTTATGAAGATGCAATTCATCTTACCAAAGAATTAAAGAAAATTAATTATAACTTTAGAACTTATGGTAGTCCTTTGGGAACTATTGTTTGGAGGACGATGAGTGATGAAATGACAGAATTTAATAAACTTTGGTATGAGTGGTCTCTTGTTGGATGTAATAGAGATCAAATAGCATTCGATGCGGCTTTAAGATTATCAAATATTGATCTACCTTCTGTCTATGAAAAAAGAGATCACTCTGGAGTTCCTTTAGGATTTTTCAATAAAAAAGGTAGGCGTGGAATGCATCCACAGCGAGGTGATATGAAGCAATATTTGAAACAAGAAGAGTTTTTAAAAGATTTGGAAGATTTGACGGGACTAAATCCTAAATTATACACAGGATACCCAGCTCATGATTTTTATATGAAAGTTTACGGAGTTATTGAATGATTATCTACACTTGTATTACTAACAATTATTGCCAACTTCCTGAAATTGAGGATCTAGGGCATCAGTACATTTGTTTTCATGATGGTACTGTTGAACCAAAATCTCCATGGGAACTCAGATCTATCAATTATCAACATGAAGATCCTGTTGTCCTTTCTAGGCATCCTAAAATTTTATTCCATGAATATTTTGATGAACCATGTGTTTATGTTGATGCTTCTAGATTAAAACACATAAACAATGAGAATTTCTTTAAGATCTCCAATGATATCTTGGCATCTGAGGAATTGATTTTAATGGAGCATCCAGAGCAGCACAATTATCTTGAAGAATGCTTTGAGTATTATGCTAGGTCTTGGGTAGATAGTAATAAAATAATTGATCTCACAAAGTATCTAAGTGATCAGAATTATGATTTTGAAAATCATGATACAATTTTTGCATGTATTTTGTGGAGAGTTCCTAATAAACAAACAATTGAATGGTCTAAACTGTGGTGGAGTTTATATGAGAAATGCAATCCAAGAGATCAACTATCAGGATCATCTGCATTAAAAATATCTGGAATTGATTATTCAACGGAACATCCTTACGTTTTATTATCTAAATTTACTTTTTATAAAGATTTTTGGTACGATCTTCTTGGCAAAACTGGAGAGTATTCTGATGGTAAGAGACAATTAGACTTGAAGGAATTCATGCAAACTCTTTCTGATCTAAGTGGTATTGATTATAAAACTAATATCAATCTTGATAGCTTAGTATATCTCAGAGCTAATGGAGCAATAGATCTTTGGGATGAATTGAAAGAAGATAATGTTACTGGTAAAGAAAAGACTGGTAAAGGATATCAACTATCTTTGAAATCGTTTTTTGATCAGCGTGGTGGATATGATTTTACAGTTTACACTTGTATTACAAATAACTACGATAATATTCCAGATGAAAACTACTATGATCCAAAAGTAAGATATGTTTGTTTCCATGATGGAACTATCGATACTACTAAGGGTCCATGGGAATATATTGATGTCCGAGATTATTGTGACCTAACTTGTCCTAGAAGATTATCTGCGTTCCCAAAAATCAATCCTCATAAGTTATTTGAAGTCGGCACTCATTGTGTTTGGATCGATGCTTGTTACATTCAAACTAAAGAATTTATCGATCAGTCTAGACAAATGTTCCCAAACGTTGTAACTACAATGGAACACTGTTATGACTTTAGTTATTATGATGAAATGCTTGAAGGATTTTTATGTTCATTCTTCTCTTATGATCAAGGAATAGAATTGACAAAAAAATTATTTGAAGCAGGGTATAATTTTAAAGAATATTGCAGTCCATGTTGTACAATTATTTGGAGAACTATTTGGGATTATCATATTCCAGAATTTTCTGAATTCTGTGATCTGTGGTGGGAATGGTCTTTAGTTGGATCTAATAGAGATCAAATTTCTTTTGATGCAGCTCGACAATTTTCTGGTATTAAAATCAATAAAGTTTATAATAAACCACCATCAACTTTAGTGGCTGGTATCAACTTAAAATTTGATCTTAAAAATAAGAACAGAAAAGGAAAGCATCCTAAGAGAGGTAATTTAGATCAGTGGAAGCGTAGAGATGAATTTGTAGAGGAAATGAGAACTTATGCTAAGTTGAGTCCAAAAATCTATGCAAAGCATGAGCACATTACAATGATGGATTGGAATGGTGTATTTGATGCTCCAGGAAAACGAACAGAATATACTTTATACTCTAAGACAATTAAAAACTATCAGAGACAATGTAAGTTGTGGGATCCAAATAATCCAATCAGGGACAGACAAGTAAGTTTTAATGATTACATTTGGAACAGAGATGAGTTTGAAGGTGGAGAAATGCAAAGGAACGTTGATCGGGTCATAGAAAAGTACCGTCAGATCAAGTCCAGACAAGAGTGAGTATTTATACGCATTGACTGTCAGGGAATTCTGATATATGATAAATAATGTAAAGAAATGGAAACATTTCTTTACATAACTAATCCACAATTACTCGGAGTTTTAAATGACTGCAACCATCGCTCAACAGCGTGGAAGCAACATTTGGCAAGAGTTCTGTGAGTGGGTAACTTCGACCGACAATCGTTTGTATGTTGGTTGGTTCGGAACGCTAATGATTCCTACCCTTCTCGCAGCAACTATCTGCTTTATCGTTGCTTTCATTGCTGCTCCTCCCGTCGATATCGACGGCATCCGTGAACCAGTTGCAGGTTCACTAATGTACGGAAACAACATCATCTCTGGTGCTGTAATTCCTTCGTCCAATGCTATTGGACTGCACTTCTATCCCATTTGGGAAGCTGCTTCACTAGATGAATGGCTTTACAACGGTGGACCTTTCCAACTGATTGTATTCCACTTCTTGATCGGCATCTATTCCTACATGGGTCGTGAGTGGGAACTTTCTTACCGTCTTGGTATGCGTCCTTGGATCTGTGTTGCATATTCAGCACCTGTTGCTGCTGCTTCTGCAGTGTTCTTGGTCTATCCATTCGGTCAAGGTTCTTTCTCTGATGCAATGCCTCTAGGTATCAGCGGCACCTTCAATTACATGCTTGTGTTCCAAGCGGAGCATAACATTCTTATGCATCCTTTCCACATGCTTGGTGTTGCTGGTGTGTTCGGTGGTTCTCTATTCAGTGCAATGCACGGTTCTCTTGTGACTTCCTCATTGGTTCGTGAAACCACTGAGAATGAAAGTCAGAACTATGGTTACAAGTTCGGTCAAGAGGAAGAGACTTATAACATCGTTGCTGCACACGGTTACTTCGGTCGTTTGATCTTCCAGTACGCATCGTTCAACAACTCGCGTTCGCTGCACTTCTTCTTGGCAGCATGGCCTGTTGTTGGCATTTGGTTTACTGCTCTTGGTGTTAGCACCATGGCATTCAACCTCAACGGTTTCAACTTCAACCAGTCTATCGTTGATAGTCAGGGTCGTGTGTTGAATACTTGGGCAGACGTACTCAACCGTGCTGGTCTAGGTATGGAAGTGATGCATGAAAGGAATGCTCACAACTTTCCACTTGATCTAGCTGCTGCAGAGAACACTCCTATTGCTCTGACTGCACCTGCAATCGGTTGATATAACAACCAATATTCACTGGGGATCTTCGGATCCCCTTTTTATTTCGGAGGCAATAATGGTTTCATCTACACTTTCAAAACCTATTCAACAACGGGGGTGGTTTGATGTCCTGGATGATTGGCTTAAGAGAGATCGTTTCGTTTTTGTTGGCTGGTCTGGACTTCTTCTTTTTCCCACAGCTTATCTTGCTCTTGGTGGTTGGCTTACTGGGACAACTTTCGTTACGAGTTGGTACACTCACGGGTTGGCAAGTTCCTATCTTGAGGGTGCAAACTTTCTTACTGCGGCAGTTAGTACTCCAGCAGATGCTATGGGTCATTCTCTTCTTCTGCTCTGGGGTCCTGAGGCTCAAGGGGATATCGTCAGGTGGTTCCAACTTGGGGGATTATGGACTTTTGTGGCACTTCACGGAGCCTTCAGTCTTATAGGTTTTATGCTTCGCCAGTTTGAGATTGCTCGTCTTGTAGGTATTAGACCTTATAACGCAATCGCATTCTCTGGTCCTATCGCAGTATTCGTTTCTGTGTTTCTGATGTATCCACTGGGTCAATCTAGTTGGTTCTTTGCACCTTCATTTGGTGTTGCTGCTATCTTCAGGTTCCTTCTATTTCTTCAGGGTTTCCACAACTGGACACTTAATCCTTTCCATATGATGGGAGTTGCTGGTATACTAGGAGGAGCACTTCTCTGTGCTATTCACGGAGCAACTGTAGAAAATACGCTATTTGAAGATGGCGATCAAGCGAACACTTTCAAAGCATTTGAACCTACACAAGAAGAAGAAACGTATTCAATGGTTACTGCAAACAGATTCTGGTCACAGATCTTTGGTATTGCTTTTAGTAACAAGCGTTGGCTTCATTTCTTTATGTTGTTTGTTCCTGTCATGGGTCTTTGGACTAGTTCTATTGGGATTATCGGTCTTGCTTTTAACCTACGTGCCTACGACTTTGTAAGTCAGGAAGTTAGAGCAGCAGAGGATCCTGAGTTTGAAACCTTCTACACGAAAAACATTCTTCTGAACGAAGGTCTTCGTGCTTGGATGGCACCTACAGATCAACCTCATGAGAATTTTATATTCCCAGAGGAAGTCTTGCCACGAGGTAATGCTCTATAATTAATTCCAAGGTTGAGTACGTACTCAACCTTTTTTTATGATATAACTAGGTGTAGGTATCATATAAAAATGTTAGTAGTTTTTGAAGATAAGAGTAAATTAATAGAACTCATTTATCCTAATTTTGATGGATTCAATAAAGAAATATTTGATCTAATTGTTGGATCTAAACAGAAGGAAGAATTACATCCTACAATTTCTGTCTCAAAAATGACAGACTGGAATTTGCATGATGAAATTAAGTTAGATTTATTATCTACCAATTCTATTTCAGGTCTAAATCAAATAATTTCTTATGTTATTGATAAGATAAAAACTAATTTCAATCCTCCTCATGATAAATTAACTTGCAAATATTGCTGGGGAGTAATTTATAATAAGGGACATCTTATAAAAGCTCATGATCATCTTGAAGAAGGACGATATTCTTTTGTTTATTATGTAAACGCACCTGAAGGATCTGCACCATTAATATTTTCTGATTTTAAATATGATGTTACTCCATATACAGGTAAGTTATTAATATTTGATAGTCGTTTAATGCACCATGTTCCAGAAAATGACTGTGAAGGTAGGGTTTCTTTAGTAGGAGTTATTGATTGATCTTTACTTTTTGCATTACATTTGCTATAATACTCTTTGGGATGATACAAACTCATGTATAATTATTGGGTAGTTACAGATACCAAAACGGGTCGAGTTATCGCACATTGTGGTGCTGAAGAAGATGCTATGATGTTAGTTGGATTTGATAAGGATAAAAGAACTTATCGTAAGCAACAATTTATTATGGATCAAGTCATCACAGTGACATCGACAACCGACAAACAACTTCCTGGACAAATTGGGTTGCCTCCTGGAACATATAAAATTGAAGATCGTAAAATTTATGAACTCAAGGACAGTGGTTTGCAAGAGGTTATTGTTTAATTAAATATGAATTGATATTACAACTATTATTCAATCCCCAAAAATCGCAGTAATATGTATCGACAAGATAGTTTTTATCTTTTAAAAAATCAATCATTTGATCGTAACATTCTTTTTCATGAGTATCTTCTACGATAATATAATCT